GGGGCCACTGTTTCGCGCAGCACTCGTCAGGCCCCAAACTGCTTTTAAATTTAAAATATTAAAATAAATCACAAAATAAAAGCATGTTCCTACACATCAGTAGGAATCTCAAAAACCACAGCCTCTTCAGGCCGTGGTGTGGTGAAGGATTTCCCTAAATCACCATGAGAAACTTTAGCCTTAACATCGGCATAAGTAAATTGTATAATCTTATCAGTCTCTGTTTCTACAGCATCTTCAAATTTTCTTTTGCTCCAAAGGGAGAAAGTCAATTTGAAGCTGGAATAACGGAGAGAGCTAACAATTTTAAATTTACTAATAAAATGCTGCCAACGGGTCTTAGACCGAGAGGCATAAAATTCTTTAAGTTTGAGGCTTTTATACCTCAAAAATGAGAAAAGTTGCCCAACACGAGACGTAGGCAAAGTCTCTCTTTTAATCCAAGAAAATTTAGGAACCTCAAAAGGTCGGATCATCTTGGCTTTAATACTTCCAGACCAAACAGGCACTTTTTGCTTGATAGTGCTTGTTTTGTCTCGAACCTTATTCAAAATTTGTGATAATACATCACGAGCCTTACTTCTAAGAGGCTCTTTAAGGTTAATAATTTCCACTACTTTTGAAGCAATGATTGTGAAAGATGCCTTAGAAGCATCTATCTCAAAAACAGATGCCCAAAATAGCTGGGCCAAGTCATCATTCTTGTCAAAAATATTCTGAGCAGAAGAAATGAAAGACAATTCATCAGAGTTGCTTTCATCAAGAGTTTCAGAAAAATCCTTGAAAAACTCTCGAATTTTAATTTGCTCAGGAGAAACTTTTTGTGAGGACATAAGCTTATCATATCTAGACTGCCAAGAAGTTGATTCAGACCGATACCGTAAGAGATCAGCTTTCAAAGAAACAATTTGAGCAGTTGAGTTAACATCAAACTTGTTAACAGGCGTCACAACAAAAGCGTCTATTGTGGTGATCTCATTTACAAAAGCAGATGCAGATATACCAAAAACACAAGTGACACCATTAAAAATAAACTCCATAGAAGAGAGGAAACGGATTACTGTGTCCAATCTCTCTGAAGAGTTAAGCTCATTATTCAACTTTTCAAGTGCTTCTTCATAGGAGAGCAAAGGCATTGGTTCACCAGTAGAATATTTGTTAAATATACCCACTGGGATACACATATGACGGTGTTTCGACTAGGCTCATCAGTCCCAGTAGTACCAACCACTTTAATATTTTAAAAAGTGTGGCAACCAGAAGCACAGCCTTACTGGAAACTTAAAGAGATGCCACACTTTCCACAAAGCCCAATCGGTGGTCGACTATGCAACCAAACAAGTGGCAAGGAACTTTTAGATAATAAGTTAGCAAAGATTTTAAAAAGATACTCATCATGGCCTAACACACACTCAATTAAATCCCCTTTGTGCTCCAAAGAAACATCCAAAAGGATGTAACTAAAACGCAAGAGAGAAATATTTGAAAAGGTGCCACATGGATAATTTAGAGTTCTTGCTAAAACATTAACTTTAGCATCACCACAATAAGAAAATGGTTTTAACTCTTTGAAAGTCTTAAAGCGGTCATAAAAGTGCATAGCTTGCCAAGTGATTTCACTGGCAAGCATTTTATGCATTTCTAGACGCCAATCTGAATCATTTTCAATGGGTAAAGGCTCAAAGTCAAGTTTTGGGGCAACAACATGAGAGACCTTACAAATTAAAATAAATAAACCAAAAACCCTTAACGCTAAAGGGTCAACAAAATCATAATAGGATGGAACAATTCGAAATGAACGTTCATAAAGGAAAATATGATTTTGCAGTCCAAAAATATCAGCTTGATTTACTAGGCTAATATTGGACAATGCAATTTGGTCTTGATGGTCAATTGGAGCAAAGAAGTCGAACATTGAATATTTGCTAAAACACTAAAATAGTGCAGACACAAATGAATGTGTTTCGTCCCAAGACTCATCAGTGCAAATTCAAACATGAATGTCTAGGACATCCAAATTTTATTCAACCCAAAGGTCTTGATCCTTTAACCAGGGAATGTAATTAGACAAAAGGTCCTTATGGATACGCCTCTTATCTCTAGCATCCCGGGCATATGAGGAAAGTAATGGGTCTCTTGCCATAATTTCTAGGTAAGAATCCCATTTATTAGTTAAATTTTGCAAAATAAAGGCTTGATCCCAATCAGGGTAAATAAAGGCATCAACTCTATTTTCAATCCTTTCTTCAGCCATGAAATTATTAAACATCTTCTGTTCAATAAGAGCATGATTATCCTCAGCTGATTTCAAATCAGTTTTCAATTTATCAATTGTAAATTGAATCTTCTCTGATTCAGCTTTATCATTTTCCTTTTTAACTAAAAGTTGATTTTTATTCATTTTTAATAAATTGGCTTGAATATCTCTTTTAACTCTATTATCCCAAATCTTTGATGGATTTGGTTTAGCAACATAGGACACATGTGCAACTTCTGTTTTAGCAGATTCCATAGGTCCAAGCTCAATGTTTTTAGGAGTAAATTTCTTAAGATTAAGTAAGAAATCCAAAATTTCTGCACTTACAGACCAGCCCCTTTGAGGCCGTACTCCATTTCTAACTGGTTGCAAATTGATGGGATCAATATAACCAGTGAATTTGGATAATCTGCCTTCTAGTTTTAACCTTAAACTTTCAACAATGGAAGATTCACCCTCTTGCCACCTTAAAGCTGGTGCAATAATTTGCTTCTCCACATTATTAAAAGTATTTCCCAATTTAGACAGATCTGAATTTGGAAAAGCTAGCTGTAACCATTCTGGCGCTATTTTCATGATTAAATCAAAATTAACACCAGATGAGATTAAGTTTAAAATATTTTCAATAGGGTGAAAAGGGTCTTTTTCAGGCAACCCCTTTAACTCAAAAAGAATGAACCTACCATTATTTGTTCTGCCAGTTCTACCTTTCCTTTGTTTAAGGAGGGCAGAATTAGCACCATAAATGACAGGTTTCACCATATCATAACCCCGAACAACAAGTTCAGAGTTTGTAGTAAAAACATGATCAACAGATGGCAAAGTCACACCTATGTCAGAAACAGAAGTTGTAACAATAACACTCCACCTTTCTGGCAAATCAGTATGTCCACTCCAAAATCCCACAATACCACCAGAAGGACCTTTCAAAGTATCCAAGAAAAGCATAACTTCTTTCTTTGTATTGACAAAGACAAGGCTTTTAGAAAAAGGGTTAGCATTAGACAAATAATGCGAAACAAATTTTCTATAAATGTCAAAACCAAATTGGTAAGTAGGATGATCAAGATATGACTTATATGATAATGTCAAAGATTCATAAGATGGATCTTTTGTCATCACTACAAGTGCATCAACATGATCAATTGACCACACTTGTGCTCCAGAAATCCTACTAATGGGTAAACCCAAGTCCAGCGGAGGTGTGGCTGATGTTAACAAATATTTCAAACCTTTCTTTTTAACTAGAAGAAAAGCAAATTGATAAATGGTTTCCATAACATGAGCTTCATCAAAAACAAAGAAAGATGAATCATTAATCCATTCCTCATGCAAAACCAATTCCATGGGGGTTGCATAAATGACCTTAGCTTTAGGGTCATAAATAAAACCCTCAGTTGCACCAGTACAATTCATACCAAATTTGGATTTCATATAAGGTACAACACCAGAAACAATGGATGATCTAGGTTCAACTACAATTAAGTGCTTTAGAGAAGCTACTTCAGGTAATGATAAAAATGAATTTATCATCGCAGTTGTTTTCCCAGAACCAGTGGCAGCTTCAACAATATATGGTTGTCCAGCCAAAGCTAACTTGCAAGCTTGATTGGATGCCATAAAATTTGCTGGGACACTTGCAAACATAACATTAGTGATCATACCAAATAAAGTATCAAAAATCCAGCCAAATGACACATATTGCAATTTTGCCCAAAATGGAACTTTTCTGTAATCTGGCAAACCACCAATAGTTGGAAGCCAACCAAGCATTGCACACAAAAGTATATTCCAAATTGGGATGTCTAAACGACGCACCTGCAAATCAACATGACCAAATAAAATGTATTTAATATCTGCTAACTTTTTGTCCATCATTAGAATGTACCTTGAAAAGAAACCTCCTTTTGATTGGCAGAAAATCATATAAATCCAATGTTTAATTAAACGTCCAGTTGCATAACTAGAGTCATCTCCTAATGGAATCTCAACCTCATTTGTAATCCAATCATAAGCTGTCTTTTGCACAATTGATGCTAAGTGACGGCCAGTATAAATACCATTAGCTTCTCTAGTGAACAAAAGTGCCCATTCAAGAAATGGTTTTAAAGGCCTCTGCAGGAAAATTGTCAACCCAGAATTATAAACATCTGGATTTACAAAATCAGCAAAACGAGAGAAGAAATTTGACATAGCATCTATAACAGTAACCTGCCCATAGGTGTACATTACATCTTCCTCAGGAATGTCTGATTCCTCCGCAAAGCCCTTAATGTTCTTTTGATTGTAATACCAATTCCTTAAAACATCTCCATATGTTGGTAAGGAAATGTTGAAGTTTTTATCACGGCCTCTAATCAATTTGACTTTCTTTAAGGCCGCATTTAACAACATTTCATAGACATCTTCATGTCCTGCAGTTAAATCAATAAAACTCTTAATACGAGTCAATTGATCCTTAATAACTATTGCCTTCTTTAAGCCAACATAATCACTTTGAATTTTACCAATAAGTTTTTGCTTATTATGATAAACAATCCAAGCAGGGGTTGGTAAATCATGTTTAGCAAAAGTATCTCTATCTTATTGGTTTGGCCGACGACCAAATTTAGATAAAAATTCAATTTTCTCTAAAGGACCAGCAGCTTCCTCTCTAAGGTCAACACCCCACTTCTTAAAAGTGGTTTGAATGTTTGGGAAGGTCCAATTAGGATGCACATCTTTATCCCATGAGATAATATTGTCATCCCCATAACAAGACAAGGTGCAAAAATGTCTAAATTCATGTGCAGTATGCCCGGTCAACTCTTTCCAAGCTCTGAGGTACAATGACACCAAGCCCAAAGAGTTATCCATAGAAGTTGAACTATGGCCAGTACTCAAACCAGTACCTTTCTTGTAAGCAGCACCCCTGCTAGTAAGAACAAGAACACCATTTTCAACTTCCCAATAAGCATTATCAATAAGTTCACAAATATTTTTGTAATCTCTATGAAATTCAAAGCCCTTTTTACGAACTTTCTTGATAATATCAAGTGTTTTGCCACTCAACGTTGAATCAAAAGCTGAACAGTCCCCAGCAAAATGCAAATCCCTACGAGCATGCTCCTGGTAAATTTTAGACATTGATCCACCATTGAGAGGCATTCCTACTTTGATGGGAGTTGTTTCCCACTTGAAGTTATGGTTGGGTGCATAATTCCAAATGGTCGATGAAATATAACTGGTTAAGGGAGCTCCAATAACAGTTCGAACTTTGTCATTGGCCCATTTCTTAAATGGTAATGCTTCCCCTTTAATAGAGACAGGATTCAAAGGATCCAAAGTAGGAGCCCATTTGAAAGTTTCTGCCCAAAGCTCCTGAAATTTAACCAAACCAATTGTGTTGATAAACTTACGTCTACTCAACTTACGTTCAGTATATTTCCCAGGCACTTTTGCAAAAGCACCAAGAC